AATTTATATGCGAAATTAGCTGTAGAGTAGCCGATGATGACGATTATGAGGATGATTTGCTGCCACAGTTTGAGGAACTATTAGCATTTATCGAAGGGGGTATTATATGAGACCAAGCCGAAACGAGATATTGCAAGCATGGTTGACGCTGGTCAAGATCAAGGAATATTACGATCACGACCGCCTAGACTCATGGGACAGGCAACAGATATTTGACGTGCTGAGGATACTGGATCAACTACAACAGGAGATGTGCCATGTGGAAAGATAAACTTTTGGTACCTAGATACACAGGCGGGGCGATGATAATTGCCTTTTGTTTGGGCTACATCATAGGCGCAATGCTGATGTGACTACCAAGACGGCTTCTTAGGGTTATCCTTTGGAGCCGTTTCCCTTTCAATCAAGATTTCGATGTAATGCGCTGCCTTCCTGAGATCTTCAACTCCACCTTTATCACGCCACCGACTAATGTACTTGACCACCGCATGTTCACAGATTCCCAAATCGTTCGCCAGTGCATACTCCAATGGCTGAATCATCATGGTTTTGTAATGGTTGCCCGCTACCTGTCTATCAAGTGCTGTCATACCAACTCCTGAATGTTTGCCTTCAATCTGCCTTGCTCTCCGTACAATTTGTGGAGGATTACGCAAGTCATACTTCGAGAACTGGCATAGCCAGCACCAGCGTGGTAAGAATCGGCGGGTGCTAATATATTCCAGCTCTCGAACAAAGCTCCAGAGTATTCTTCTTGATTCTTGTGGTGTATGTGGCCTGTCCAAACGAAGGTGTGATCTGACTCTCCCCATTGCTTCCTCAAGTTGCTTACGATTGACCCGTGGAGATTCGCCATTTTAATCCGGTCTCCGTGATGGGTCACAATCAAATTCTTGCCCCATTGCCACCAAACAAACTTTGAAGCGTTGTCAAATACCTTGACCCTTGGGTCTTCCTCAAAGTACAGGCGCATAACCTCATTTAACCATAGGGCAGCATCTGGGTCATGATTCCCTCGGACGTTCACAATCCACACTTGATTATGCTTCTCAAGCATACGTAAAACGGTACGCTTTATCACGTTGCTGGCTGCGCGAATGGTCTTTGAGTATCTTCCGTCAGAGTCTAGTAGGTTTTTTGAACTAGGGGTTGAGCTGGTGCTGTCGTTAATGTGCATGAAGTCGCCAAGATTAACCAGCACCCCAACCTCTCCGGCTGGCGCAGAGCTTACCAGTCGGTCTATCGCATTCTCCAAAAGCGTTTGGCTGATTTTAACGTCGTAGTCGTCGCCCATCGTCTCGCTGTGGTGAGCAAGCATCCCAAGGTGATGATCCCCAATAATGTAGCTAACCATAAGATCGTCGTCAGTGCTTGCAGGCGCGTCTGTGGCGGCATGTATTCCGGTGACTTCATCCTTAAATCCATCTACAAATTCGGCTATCAGTTCTTCTAGTTTCTCTCGATCAGGCTCTTGAATGTGCCATTGCAGGACGATCTCGTTGTCCATGTTATAGGCAGTAGAAACGCGCTTGGTTGTAAATCCTGGCGCTACCTGTCTGTTCAAATTGTAATCAGGCGCGAATCCTTTGCGGCTTGCTCGCTTGTGTACCTTACCGACGACCTCCGAAATTCGTCTTGGCTCTTTGCCTAGTTGATTAGCAATCTCGGTCTGAGACATCCCGCTGATGTGCATCTCAATTACCTGTGTCTGGTAATCGGTGTTGCAATAATCTAAATGCTCACGAACGCTTTTACTCGTCATCGTCTTCTGACCAAATCATGTGTGCGAAAACGTTTGACGCAACTTGCAAGCGTCCAATAATGCTCGAAAGGCTATCCGGGTCGGTAGAAAACGAGCCGGGCATTTGCAAATCGAAGCCGTCTTGACGCTCGATCACAATAACTGCCCCGCTTACATCTCCAGCCTCACACGCTTCCAAAAGATCACGCAAGGTTTCGCGGACCTCTTCTGCATTTCGATCTAAGATTGAGACTTGGCCCATTCTTTGTTTTTCGCCTGATAAACCGACAGCAAATCTTTCAGCTCGTCGATTGTGTATTTCTTTGGATCTTGCGGCCCCTCTAGCCTCTCCACTGCCTCCAAACCTATTTTATTAATTAAGTTTGGCCGATATTCTGCCAAATTGCCACTTTTGTAATTGTTACAAACACTGCACTGCTTGTGAGTATTTTGTTCGTCAAATCTCAAAATTGCAGAGTGACCGCCTACGCTCATGTAGTGACCGGCATGATATTGGCCTTGATGATGCCGCTGGCAGCTTATGCAGGGGTCTTTGTGATCTCTCTGGCGTATGTACTTGTTAAACTCAGTCTGTACTCGCTTAATCCAATACCCCCGATCCTTTTCCCTTGCTTTTTTCTTCTCCTGCCTGATTGCCCTTTTGTTTAGCCTTGCAGCCTCTGCTCTGCCGAAGTCAACCAAGCACTCAACGTTGTTGCAGGTCTTTTGAAACGTACTGAACTCAGGCACAAAAGGTTGGAGGCAAATCTTGCATTTCTTAGCCATACCGCTAACTCTCAATATCTCAATGACTAAGGATAGATTATTTCCTTGGAATGTCCCACATCTGTGGATCTGTGAGCTGAAATCCTAGACCCTCGAAATGCTTTTTGACCTCATCCAAAAAAGCCCCGTGTTGGGCGATGTTCATCGCTGACGTAACAGGAAAGTCAAACGGTTCAACCATCAACTCAAGTTTCTGTTCGTAAGCCATTGGCCTAATGATTCGGTCGTACTTTTCGCGGTACTCAGGGCTATCCCTGCGGAGAATGGGAACCCCAAAATGCAACTTGCAATAACCCCGATACTCCCACGCTTTTTGATCCCCTTGCTCTTCTGCATCTCTAAACCATTGCCACTGGGTTCTGTTCTGCGCCAGTGATCGGGCCTTAGAAGCCTTTTTGATTGCTACATCGATAGGATACGACAGCTCGACCTGTTGCAGCATCGTCAATAGATTGTTTTTGTCCTCTTCACCATGCAAAACCATGTGGATTTCAGACGCTGACAACATACCCCCAAGGCTATCATTACCTAGCGTTTTCATTTCCGCTAGGCGCTCTTTTTGGCGCTCTGTGGCCTTCTGTGATGCCTTCCTCATCTTAGCCTCGCAAACATTTTTTTAGCTTCCGCTATCTGCTCGTCGGTGACTTCATACAAAGACTTTTCGCCGGTTATACAAACATCGTGATGATACTGAGTAAACGTAAAAGATCGGCACACTTGGCAAACCGTGGTGTCTCTGCTTGGCCTGTGCGCTGGCTCTAGCTTTATCTCTTCGAGCATTTCCTTAAACTCACCCAAGGTCGGCGCAAACTTCTTAAACTTCTCGACAACCTTCAAGGTGGCTTTGTGAACTAATGCCTGATCGTAGTGCTTCAGGTATGACCACCACAGCTTCTTGGTCGAAGCTATATCCTCGTCTGAGGTGTCATTTAAAAATGACGGGTAATTTAACCGCATAACCCCAAAGAGCTGATTGATATAGCTCTTGTCTAAGTCCTCACCAATCTGTGCTGGTTGCGATCTTCGTTGCGCTGTGACGGCGTTGCTGACGATTCTTCCGCTCGTATATTGTCTTCCATCCATTGCTGTTTGCCTCCTCAAATAATGTTTTAACATCTTCCCCGTTTTGGGCGTACTCTTCAGCTCGACTGGCTAAAGTAGCCAATGCGCGAGCCGTGTTGTTCGCCTTTAGTTTAACTCTAGTTTTCAGAAATTCATTCCAGAGTTGTCTGTCTACCCCAAGCGCGGCCACGCGCTGATAAATTTCTTTTATCTTTTTCTTCTCTGTATCTGTATCTGTATCTGTATCTGTATCTTGGGCCGTTACAGTAACAGGCTTGTAACGTTTCTTTTCTGTTACATTGTTTTTAGGTTTGAGTTTGGCTCTGTATTTGGCAACTCGTTCCTTGCTGCTGTCAGATCTAAACTGTCTATCGTCCCAGCTAATTGGGCAGAAGTTTTCGTCAATCAAATTGACAGCCAACAAGCGACTTTTCAAATCATCTAGTTCTGCAAATGACAATCCGAGCTTAACGCTTAAAGCCCTTTCCAGCAGCTCCCCGCTGCCTTTCATGATGCCTTGATTCTTACAAGCCAGTATAGCTACGTAGTGCCATCTGTCTGAGAATGCCAAGCATCGTATCTTGTAGTTGTCGATTATCTCACTGTATAATCTAAACCAAGGTGGGTTATCGTTTGACCGCATTTCCTCTCCTTCTCCTTGTTGGGCTCCTTCGGGAGCCTTTTTTTTAATCTCCGCTCCAAACCCTTTTAGTAATGCGCCGCTCGATGCGCTTCACTTCAAAGTCCTCAGTGCAAAGAATCCACATCCCTTCCTTGCAGAGCCAAGTGTACACAAGCTGGCGCGATACCCCTGCGACTCTTGCGAGTTGTGATTGGCTCATCCCGCTCTCCTCTAAAAAATAGGCTAATCGCATTTCAATTAACCCCGTTGCCTGACTCATAGCTACCTCCTGCGACAAATCATATATTGTTATGGCTGTAAAATAAAGCGTTTACATTAGATCCGAATGAACTTAGAATGTAAACCTGAATTATGACAATGGAGAAGAGGATGAACGATATAGAAAAATTGGCCAGCGACTTGGAGCATTACGCACAAGTGCTGCACGATCAGGTCCGCAGAGGCTATTACCCAGCAGACCCCAGCGACATCGGTTTGCTACAGCAAGCGTCAGACCTGATGGATAAAATCAGCTTAGAACTTTGCGAAGCACAAGAAGCTGACGAAGATCGTCAAGATACCGAGGATTATCTAAGCAGCTTGCTTGACGCGGATGCCATGAAAGCATCTCTGCGATCTTTGAGCATCTACGCGAAATGAGGTTGCCGCCAAATGATTGTTGTTTAAGGCTGCGAGCGATTGAGGCTGGATTGTACAGACACGCAATGTACAACGAATTTACTCATTACGAGGAACGTAAGCTACATCAGGCGATGGATAAGCTAGAAGCTGTCTATCAAAGAATCGAAAAAAGGTTGGAGAGAAAAAGTGCGGAATAGTGAAAGCATCGAAAACATAGCCAAAGCATTTTGCGAGGCACAAGCAGAGATTGGTGGCGCTGTAAAAAGCGCCGAGAACCCTTTCTTCCATAGCAACTACGCAAATCTGGAAAGTATTATAAAAACCCTGAAACCCACCCTGATAAAGTACGGGTTAAGTTTTATGCAAATGCCGCACAGCGACGACCGAGGCGTTGGGGTACTTACTAGGATTTTGCACACTAGCGGCGAATGGTTTGAGCACAGTTTCACGTTGCCCTTGGTCAAGCCAGACCCACAAGCAGCAGGGTCAGCTATAACTTATGCGCGTAGATACGCATTACAAGCAGCTTTTGGCATCCCGGCAGTGGATGATGACGGCGAAGCGGCAATGTTTAGGGTAGCAAGTAAACGAGAAATTGAAACATTAGGCAAACTGTTGATTACAAAAAATCGAGATGAAGAAACGTTGCTGAGAAAGATTAAGTCTAAGCACCAGTCGATTAACGATCTCAGCAGCGCAGAGGCGCTAAAAGCGATACGTCTACTGGAGTCAATACCATCATGATCGTTCATGATGTAGAGCAAGGCACAGAGGCGTGGCATTTGTTGCGCCTTGGTGTTCCTACCGCATCCAATTTTGGCAAAGTATTCACTAGCACCTGTAAGGTTAGCAGTAGCCTTGACGATTACGCGCTAGAGCTGGCGGCAGAAATTATTTCTGGCCAAAAAGCAGAATTGTTTGTCACTGATTGGATGACCCGTGGTATCGAAATGGAGGCCGAGGCTGTAATGGCTTACGAGCTTATTAAAGATACCGAAACCGAAGTGATTGGGTTCGTGACTAACGATGAGCAAACGATAGGCTGTTCGCCCGATCGAATGCAGTTAGAGGTCAAGTGCCCAGCACCTAAAAATCACCTGAAGTATTTTGATGGGGGTAAATGCCCAAGCAATTATTACCCCCAAGTACAAGGGTGCATTTGGCTTTGTGAAACCGACAGTTGGGATTTTATGTCGTATCATCCAGCCATGCCGCCTTTTATTGTTACCGTTTACAGAAACGATAAATATATAAAAGGCTTAGACGACAATCTTCAAGTATTACTTGAGAAGGTCGAAAAACTTAAACACAAAATAGGAGAGTAAAATGGCCAC